TCAACTCAGCCACGCTACAAAATTAATGGCGTAATTGATACGGGCCAAAATGTTTTGGCAAATATTGACCGCATTATGTTGGCTTGTGATTCGTGGAATCAATACAACGAAGCCAATGGAAAATGGGCAGTTGTTATTAATAAAGCTGTAGCCTCCACATTTTCATTTGATGATAATAATGTCATTGGTGAAATTAAAACTTCATTACTTGATTTGGCAAACTCAATCAATCAGGTTGAAGCTCAATTTCCATCCAAACTTAATCGTGACCAACGTGACGTAGTGTATCTTGAGACGCCATCTGGTTTACTTTATGCCAATGAACCAATTAATAAATACAGTTGTAATTTGGATTTGGTGAATGATTCTGTTCAAGCCTCATATTTGGCTAATAGAATGCTCGAACAAACACGCGAAGATTTAATTGTTACCATTAGTGCCGCATATACAGCAATCCAAGTAGATGCTGGTGATGTTGTAACTTTGACTAATGCCGCTTATGGCTGGGATAATAAATTATTCCGAGTCATGAAAGTCAGTGAGATTTCTTTGCCTGATGGCAATTTAGGTGCCACACTTGATTTGACGGAATACAATTCACAAGTTTATGACAATGCGGCAATTACACAATATACGCCTGCACCTAATTCAAACTTTAGTTCACCTAGTTATTTTTCTGCGGTTGCCGCGCCAATCGTTTCAGCAACACGCCCAGCTGATTCAATTCCATCTTTTGATGTATCGGTTGTCGCGCCTACTGTAGGGCGCATTACTAACATTCAACTTTTTTATTCTACAGTTCCAACGCCCACAGCCTCACAATGGACGTTTTTTGATTCTTATACGTCACCAGCTTCAACCTCTTTAACTCCGGGTTCAACGTTTACATTTTTGAATGAAATGTTGCCCGCTGGGACTTATTATTTTGGTGTCGTAGTTTCAAATAATCTGGGTCAATCTCAAATTAGTAGCCCTAGTTCAGCATTAGCTTGGGCACCAACTGGTACTGTTGGTCAGCAAACGGCAGTAGTATCTTTATATCAGTGGTTAAATACTACACCGGGAAATCCCAGCGGCAGTACGACTTGGACATGGGCTACGGCTTCTAATGCTTCTTATACGGGTGGCAATGGATGGCAAGTCGCTATCCCTACAAATCCCGGCACTTCTAATACTTATTTATGGCAAGCAAGTACTGGAATTTCAGCTCCGGCTGGAACTTTGACTACTACTGTTTCATGGACGAGTGGATTCAGCGTGCAATCAATAGCACGCAATGGAGCAACTGGGAATAGTGCTGTAATTTGTTATGCTTTATATGCTGGCAATCCAACTGTTACAGGTTCACCAGTCACCATTGCTGGCAGTGGTTTGCCAGCTACTACAAGTTTTTCTCCAACATCTGCAACGGCTTTTACCACTACGGTTCAAAATCCCGGTTCCTCTCAGGCTATGTTTCAAAGTGATGGGATTTATTATCCTGTTGCAAATCAAACCATTTGGGGAACGCCATATTTATCAAATTTAAAAGTGGGCAATCTTTCCGCTATTAGTGCCAATCTTGGAACTATTACTGCTGGAACGATTACAGGTGCATTAATTCAAACAGCATCTACTGGCAAACGTGTTGTGATGGATTACACTTCTAATACACTGCAAGTTTATGATGCTTCAAATATTTTAGTTGTAGAAACTGGCGGTACATCTGGCAGTTTATATGTGAAGAGTGCAAGCCCGACTTCACCAGCTTCCTTGATACAGAATAATTCTGGGGTAGCTCCGGCGGCTTGGGGATACAATACTGCTACGACAGCTTCTTTAACTACAGCAGCCGGAGTTTATGGATTAAGCGATGCTGCCAATGGCGTTGTTGGAGAAGCCAATACCACGGGTGTTGGCGTTTATGGAATCGCTCGAACAACTGGCGGCACAAACCATGCAATTCGTGGCGTAAATTCAGCGAGTACTGGCGGTGGCACAAGTACATCAGGCATTGTTGGTGCAGCCAATGGTTATGATTTTTATGCCGATGGTGCTGGCACCAACTATGGCCCATTTACAGGCGCACATGATGTCTTGGTTCCTATCTCAGCAAATATTCCTATGGGTTATATTGTTTGTGATGTCAAACTAATTATTGCAAAAAATCTTAGCAATACATTATTTGAAGTCGCAATGTCTTCATCTGCAAATCAAGTGCCAATTGGTATCATGGTATTGAACAATGGCTTATTGGCTAATGCTCAACCAACTGCATTTATTGAAAAAGTTGAATTTGTAGATGTAGATGGCGGTTTGCAAAAAATTACAACCATGTTCCCTGAATATGACGAAGATAAAAATCTATATGATTATTGTGCTGCCAATTCGGTGGGTGAAGGTCAAATGTATGTTTGCGGAGAAGCTGGGAACATTACCGCTGGCGATTTGATTGTGACGAGTTCCGTGGCTGGTGTAGGAATGAAGCAAGCAGATAACATTGTTCGTAATATTACAGTTGCTAAAGCTAGACAAAGTATGACATTTACAGATACAACCACGGCGGTCTTGGTGGCTTGCATCTATCTATGTGGTTAAAATAGTCATGTCGTAAGATTTAACGTAAAATTACATGATAAGAATCGTAGCCCTGCGAGTTTGTAGGGAGCGTCACTACCCGAGTTTAGGGGAATTATCTTGGCAATTTTTAATAAAAATGCTCTGACACAAGTCAGCGGCTTTTCCAATCCAATAATTTCTGGTGAGTTGGTTTATAACCAAAAAACCTATTGGAATATTGCATTAACTGCAAACAATTCACCCGTTAATACTATTGGTGCCACAATCAGCGCATCAATTTTGCGTCGATCATTAACCAATTTGAACGATAGCCGCACTGGTTTAACGTTTGATATTGCTGATTACTCGCCAGCCCCAACACCCGTAAGTCTGACGATCTCCAATCGAGTAGATGCTGCTGGAACATTTACTTTGGTGATTGATGAAACAACATGGGATGTTTTATCCAGCGATCCAGAGTTGGACATTAATGCTACCGATTGCGTGGGCTTTAGTGGTAGCTTGAAAATACAATTCCCAGCTTCTGGCGCTACGCCAGCCGATGACAGCATTATTTTCTTGTTGTTTTTGGTGCGTTCTGACGGAGTAATAAACTAATGGCTAATATTAATGTCTCCGTCACAGACGGAAATAATATTGTTTTGGCCTTGACGCCACCAACAACGCAAGTTATTACTATTGATCGTGGCATTGCTGGACCAGTGGGTCCGGCTGGACCCACACCACCGCCCGGTGGTTCCAATGCGCAGGTGCAATATAACAATGCGGGTGCTTTTGCTGGTTCTGCAAATTTGACGTTTAATGGCACAACGTTGACAACTAATGTATTAGCGGTAACTAATACTATTACTTTAGCTTTGTCTACTGGCTATCAAGCAACCACACTTAACCGCCCAAGCATTCGCCCAAGCCTTTTGCTAGACTTCGCCAATACACGAACACTTGATTCACGAATTACATTTACACGGCCAAGTGCAGCTATGTTCTACGATCCAACTTCTTCTGCGATGGCTGAGCAGAATTTGTTGTTGCAGAGTCAAACTTTTGGTACTACTTGGATTACTACTAACGGTACTTTGACAACAGGAATCCTTGATCCTAGCAGCACCACTACCGCAACCACCTTAACTTCAACCAGTGCCAATGCCACAGTGTATCAAGCTGTAACATTATTGGCGTTGCCATATACCATAAGTTTTTATGTACAACGGGTAACAGGAACTGGCATTGTAAATCTGACATTAGATGGAACAAGTTTTACCGCCATTACTATCACAGGATCGTGGCTTCGTTATAGCGCGACTATAACACCAACAGCAGGTTTAAAAACTGTAGGTATTCAATTAGTAACTAGCGGCGATGCTATCAATATTTGGGGCGCTCAACTAGAGCAACGCAGCGCAGTCACAAGCTACACGCCAACAACAACACAGACCGTCACCAATTACATCCCTGTTCTGCAAACAGCAGCAAGTGGCGTGGCAAGGTTTGACTGCAACCCGATGACTCGGGAGAGTTTGGGATTATTGATTGAGGAGAGTAGGACTAATTTGTTGACTTACTCTGAGCAGTTTGATAATGCTGTTTGGGCTAAAACTGCCAGTACAATTACTGCCAATACTGTTGTTTCTCCTGATGGTATTTTAGATGGGGATAAATTAGTCGCCAATAATACCCTTTCTGAGCACTATTTTACGCAAGCGTTTTCTTACATCTTGGGAACTTCGTATACTTTGAGCACATACGCTAAGGCTGGAGAGTATAACTTTTTGCAGTTAACTTTTGGGTCAGGTGCTTTTGGTGGTGTTACCAGAGCATATTTTAATTTAACAGCGGGTACAGTTGGTACTTTAATAAACAGTCCAACAGCTTCAATCATTCCTGTTGGAAACGGCTGGTATCGTTGTTCCATTACTAAAACTGCAACCGCAACTGCCACTGTAAATACTTTAATTGCTGTTACATCTGCTGACAACACTCTTTCTTTCACAGGCAACGGCTACTCAGGCATCTACATATGGGGCGCTCAATTAGAAGCAGGAGCCTTTGCCACATCGTACATTTCAACAGTAGCCTCACAAGTAACCCGTGCTACTGATAGTGCGAGTATGACGGGAACTAACTTTTCAAGTTGGTATAGCCAGAGTCAGGGAACAATGTATGGAGAAATATCGGTTATTGGATTGTCAATAAATGGTGTAATTGCTTCTACAAATGACACTACATCAAATAATGATGTGCGACTTCGTGCGTTATCTGGAAGTTCTATATTAGGATTGAGAGTAAATGTTAATGGCATTGCGGAGGCAACTTTATCCTCAGCAAATGCTTTCACCGTTAATCAATCCTTTAAACTTGCTGGCTTTTATCAAGTCAATAATTTTGGATTTACCTCAAATGGAAACACCGTATTAACAGATACCGTAGGTGTTCTTCCAATAGCAACGCAGTTGCAATTAGGGTTTGGGCCGGGCGCATCAGTTATTAACGGAACAATCAAACGATTTATCTACTACCCTGTAGCCCTCACACCTACTCAACTTCAAGGCCTCACATCATGATCGACTACTATTTAAAGTTTGTTGATGAAGCTGCTGCAAACGCAGTGCTTTACACCACTGTAGCTGAAATACAGGATGAAACTGGTGTTGTACTAGTGGAGGCTTTAGTGACTCCCAACTACGTCAATATCTCCACCATTGGCACCATCTCAAAGCCAACAAATGAGTTTGATGCTGAAAGCATTCCGTTCATGGCAGCTTTGGAAGGATGGCACATCAATGTAAAAGCTGACGAGTCTCCTGAGTTAGAACAATATCAAATCTTCCCTATTGCGCCTATGCGTATTTGGGCAACATAAGGAAACATCATGGCTTTACTTTTAGGCACAGCACCAAATCAAGTTCCGACAAATGGTGACTTGGGTACGATGGCTTTTCAAGATCGTACATCGGTAAGTGTAGAGTCTCTTACGGCCACAAAAGATGCCACTTTTAATACCGTTAAGGTGGGATTAGGAGGCGGCTCTATAGCAAACAATGCAGCTATTGGCGCTGCCACACTAAATGCCAATACTACAGGCTTCTATCAAACAGCGGTGGGATCAGCCGCACTTTTTTCAAACACCACAGGTGCTTACAACACGGGACTTGGTTTTCAAGCGCTTCTCAGCAATACCACAGGCAATTTCAACACAGGTGTGGGCTTCTCATCTGGGAGTGCAATCTCTACAGGTAGTCAAAACGTAATCCTTGGTAGCTACACTGGTGGTACTTTTCCAATCTCCGCTACAGGCTCTAATTATATTGTGTTGAGTGATGGTGGTGGAACTGTTCGCCAATATTTCAATGGTGCAAATGCTTTCTTTTCTGGAACAATTTCTCCAGTGCAAGCAGCAACAATATCTGCCCCAGCGTATGTGAAGGGCGCTATGTATTTCGACACCACGCTAAATAAATTACGCATTGGAGGCGCTACGGCTTGGGAAACTATTACAAGCGTTTAAAATATCATAACGAATTAATTGACCTACATCATGACCCCAGAAGAACGCATTGAATTTGCCGCTGAAATAGCAGCAGCAATCCGCATCAGAAGTACCGACACTGGATTGTCTGATGAAGAGCAAAGGTGGGTTCGGCTGGCAATCCAAGCAGAAGTGCAGCGGATTGAGTTTCGTAGGACTGTAATTGAGAAAACTTTATTGGGTCTGATTTGGGCTGGTGTTGTTGGCCTTGGTTACATCTTTTTGGGATGGGCTACGAATCATGGTTACAAACCTTAACGAGCAATTGAGGCGTGATGAGGGTGAAGTCTTATCGGCTTATCCTGATAGCCTCGGTTACATGACGATTGGGGTGGGCAGGCTTATTGATAAACGCCGTAATGGTGGCATCACCCCAGAGGAATCGGCTTACTTGCTAAATAATGACATTCAGCGCAAAACAGCAGAGGTTTTTAAAGCTCTGCCTTGGGTTAAAGACTTGGATCAGGTCAGACTCAACGTCCTCATCAATATGGCATTCCAAATGGGCATTGAAGGCTTGTTGGCCTTTAAAACTACTCTCGCATTGATCCAAGGTGGCAATTATGATAAAGCCGCTGAAAACATGATTCTTAGCAAATGGCATAGTCAGACACCAGCCCGATGTGAGCGCTTGGCAAAACAAATGCGTACAGGGGTTTGGCAGTAATGGATTGGTTGGCTACCCTCAAATCAGTGGCCCCCACAGTGGCTTCCGCAATGTTTGGCCCATTGGGGGCAATTGCTGTGGCATCTGTCGGTGAATTGTTGGGTTTGTCTGGCGCCACCAAGGATAAGATCAGCGAGATTATTCAAACAGGCCAAATAACGCCTGAGCAAATCGGCAAGCTGCGTGAATTGGAATTGGAGTATCAGAACAATGAAAAAGAGCGTGGCTTTCGTTATGCTGAACTCAGTTTCAAAGATCGTGACTCCGCAAGGCAGGCCAGTGTGTCAGGCGGCACTCAAAAGATGCTTTTTTGGCTGTCGCTTGTTCTGCTTATACTCACTATTGGCACAGAGATTGCAGTGCTTTTTTATGGCTACCCGGATAAGACGCCAGAAATAATTGTGGGGCGTGTCTTGGGTCTGATGGATGCCGTGGCCATGCTGGTTCTCAGTTACTGGTACGGCACCACCAATGGCAGCGCCGTTAAGAATGAACTACTTAGTCAGAACATCAAAGTAGGATAGCATCAAGCCCAAGGTGCAAGCCATAAAAGCCAAAGTGAATGCAAGGTTAATAATTGTTTTCATATCGTGTCTTTCAGTTGTTTAAGTGGTCATCAAGAATCAGGATGCAATCCAGTAAAGCATCCCCAATCTTTTCATTGGCGGGAAAGTGACTGGCTAGCGCCTGAAGGCAATCCAGCAAATCCTGCTCTGTTGTCACGCCCCGGAGGGCGGATAGGATAAAGGGATTAAGCATTTTTTTATGCTTCTTCTGCAAGCATGGCATTGCAAACTTCAGTAATGCGTGTTTCATAACCAAGCACAAAGGCTTGAAAAATATTCATAGTTTCTGCGTGAGTAAAAACATTGGTGGCAATCAGCGACCGGATCATTGTGTTCAAAGCTGGGGCACGCATTTGATTATTGATGGCTGCTTCGTATCCGGCTTGTGTTGCTTGTGTGATGTGGTTCATTGTGTTGTCTTGTTTAATTAATTGCGATGATTAATTATACAACATAAAAACACACTGTAAAACATTTTTTTACTAAACAGATACATCGTGTGATTTCATTTTGCCTTTCATGATTTCGTTTAAACGCTTTTCAGTCAATCGGTGGCAGTGGATCATGGTTCTGGCGGGTAGTGACTCAAGCACCATTGTGTAATCTGCTAAAACGCCACGAATAGCTTGAATGCCAGCACCGTCTAAGCGCAAGGGCTTACCCGCAAAACTACGCTGTCCAGCCTCTGCCAATGCTCGAATGGCATCAAATAGCATATTGTTGGGATCAACGATATGCTTTTGCTCCACCAAAGTTTCCATTAAATTGACTGCATCAGAACATACAAACCAGTCATCTTTCGTTGGCTCTGCTGATGTCTCCAATCCTGCAAGGCCACTCCACATCCGTGTTAACTGGTGTCTGCGTTGCTTCTCGCTCATTGGCTCTGTGGGGCTTGCCAGCATAGCGTCCCATATTGTGTATGTTTCTTTTCTCATTTTTTAAAAGTTGGTAACGGAAACCAGTGGTCAAAAAACTTATCAGCAGGATAGTAATGTCCTTTCTGAGCCACACCAGATCGTTTATTAATTAACCACATCGACACGCCTCGTGGCGTGCTTTCATCAATAGGAATCCAATGACAATTGGGGGCTACCACAGCCATTCCATCAGCCGTTAATTTATGCGTTGTCATTTCTCGTCCTTCACGTCACCCCAATCAACCGTAAGCGCACCAAACGACACGTCCAATTCTTTTTTGATTTGGGTTATGGCTTGGTTACGCCCTAGTAAATAAGCATTCTCGATTGCGTTCTGAACATCTGCAGTCCAATGCTTCTCGGGTATGTCCCAGACATTCCAGCCATTGATGAACGGGGCAATCATCTTCTTATTCGCCCTGCCCTTGCGTCTTACAACGCTTAGTTTTACTTCAAATTTCATGCTATTTTGTTCCCGTAGTCGTCGAATGTTCGTGGTGATGTGAAGAGTGGTGTATTGCTATTGCCCCCTGCTTTTCTGCATACGTCAGCAAAATGCTCTTCGTCAATCATCCCTATGTGTGCCACAGGCTCCTGCTCTGGTTGCGCTAGGGCTTGCAATGCTTGTGCATAAGCCACATTTTGCAAATGGAAATCTGTGCTATTTCCATAACCCGCTTTGATGTAAGCCTCCAGCGCCAGCTTCAGTGCTTCAGTTTTTGTTGTCATGATTTAGTTCCTTTAGTTTGGCAATGGTTCTATCCATCAAATCTTTGTGGTTCAAATCCATGCGCCAGATTGCTTCATATTGCTCAAGTGTCAGGTCTACCCACTCGCGCTTTGGTGGTGATATCTTCCCCCTTGCCCGGATCATTGCTTGCAGCGCACAAAAATCATCATGTGCCTTACGCGTTGTCTCCATGTGTTTGTTGCTGGCGCAATGAATTGACCACCACTTACGAGCAAACTCACCAGCCAACTCCATGCAAGCCTCACGCTCCTGCTCTGGTGCAGGCCGCTCGTAAAGTGCTATAGCGCCTTCATCTGCCTTCGCACAGTCAGTCCAGCCAAAAGGCTCGGATTTGAAATAACCGAATGGCTCCTGCTCTGGCTTGATTCGGTATACAGCACCCGTATTCCATGTTGGATTAGGTACATCAGCCCATGGCTCAAAGCCATACGCTCGCACTTCAATCTCAGCGCCATCGGCCCAAGCATTGATTAGTTCTTTGTGTTTGTGTGGTTTTTTCATAACTGTGCGTCTTTCATTATCAAAAATAAAATGTAGCCACAGCCTAAGCACACTGCTACAACTAGGATAAGTAGGCCAATACAAAACATCATTGCACTCCCGAATAAAACATTTGGTGATGACCATTATTTTTGTTTCGACGATACTCTTTGATAACCAAACCCTCTCGCTGCATATCCAGCAGATGCATATTCACCAAGTTCTTTCTTTTTTTCAGCGACAGGGCAATGTTTGCAATGCTGATTGGGCCTTTGGCACGCACCACCGCCAAGATCGCATTCTTTGAAGGTCGTGGTTGAAAATATGTTGGGACACGTTTTTTTACAACTTTGATTACGGGTATGGGTGGGGTTCTAATGCCCGGATATTTACCACCGATCCAGCTTGTTTCAATCATGTTTTAAACCCCCGGCTTGGCAATTTCAAAGCATCTTCAGCACCGGGGCGCATTTGTTGTAAGACTTCCCCGTCACCTGTGCGATATGTATCACGATCCCAAATATTGGATTTATTGGGCAGGGCTTGATTCGGTAACTTGGGCATAAGCACCGCACCACCGCTGACATATCGTTTAGGATTTTTGTCACTTAATGGTGGCAATACATGGCTCAGGCTCTGACGATTCTCGCGCAATACAGTGCGCGTTCGTTCCGCAACTGTACGAACTGTTTTATCAATAGGTTTTGTCATTTGGTTTCTCCCAAATGCAAATAAGACGTGAGGCGCTTGATACGGTCATTGTGGTACTCAGCCATACGCTTGGCATATTCTTGGCTGGTTTGGGCCTCTAATAGACTTCGCTTTGCTTGTTCTAATTCCCGTAAAGCCAAACTGTCAGCACTTGGTGTTTGGAATATTTCTCTTATCTTATCGAACATCTTATTTCCCCAGATTGTTTTTAAGGATGTGCAAAACTTGCGCTGCCATCGTGCGTGTATTGGCGGCGGCTTCGGCTTTCAAGGCAGCAACAATGCTGGCTGGTAATCGCAAGGTCATGGATTTGTCTTTGATTTCTTTGGTCATTTTGATTCTTTCATTTGGTTAAAAAAAGCGCTTATTTGCAACTTTGCATTTTCGGCGCCTGTTGCAACTATAACCGCATAATTAACACTTTCCAGATACTTTATAAAACTTTTTTGTTCAGGGCTGACAATGCCACCTTTAATGCGTTTCATTTCCACCCACAGTCGCCATTCTGGGATAAACAAATCAGGCACGCCACGCATGACACCTTCAATTTTTAACTTGGTGGCGGTGCGAATGTCTCGAACGCCACCGTTTGGAATAGCAAAAATGATCACGCCGGGCCACGATCTGCGAAACCATTGAACGGTCATGGCTTGTTCGTGATGCTCGGTGGGTATCTCGATTTTCATAAAGCAAGGCTCCAGACGCTGTTAATCATTTTGTGAAGTGGCAAAGGCTTTTTGCGCTCCACTACGCGATTGGACTGGCGTTGTTCCAGCTTTAATTTCCAGCCACCCACACATTGAAATTGATTGTGGCGTGTCTCTCGGTTCACGGTCATCAAGCCAAGGTCAACGGCGCGTAAACAGTATTTACTGGAATTCTCAATAGATACACCTTCAAGATGATTCCAAACTTCACGGGCGGTCATGGGTGCTTGGTTGGTGTCAATCACTGCCAGGCATTGACGTATTCTTTGCCCGATGGGGCGCACTTTTAAAACGGACATTCAACCTCCCAACTTGGACATAAATCCACAGCGGCGGCAAACTCTGCTGGCGGCGCCATAAAGAATGTGGTGCATAAGCCATCATTTCCATAATGTTCGCAAGTGTGGCAGCATTTTGGTGGGCCTGCTTTGTAGATCATGACTATCTTTGGTTCGGGGTGTCTCATAAAAATGACTCCTGAATTTGTTTCATTGGTTCTGGTGCAAATAATTGCCCTTGCGCTACCGCTTGTTCTATGCGTTCGCAGGCAATGTCAAAGTATTTGGGTTCACGTTCTATGCCTATGAATTTGCGGCCTAATTGGATGGCGGCTACGCCTGTGGTACCGCTGCCCATGAAGGGGTCTAGGATTTTTTGTTCAGTCAATGAACCAAGACGAATTAATTTTTCCATTAATAAAATTGGCTTTTCATTTGGATGTGGTGTTATTTTGTGACCCGAGCTTTCTAAAAAAAAAGATTGTTTATCTTTCATTTCACCATGTAATTTACCTTTGCCAAAACCGTGAATTACATATTCAACATCCGGCAAATATTTGTTATTGCACGTTGGGACTGGATTTGGCTTTGCCCATGTAATTAAATTCCATCGTTGTTTTTTTGTGGCAATTTCCAAAAGCTCTGGCAATTGAAGTCTTGAGCAAAAAACAAACCAATTTTCAAATGCCGCCAAAAAATCATAGCTTACGCCGTCATCGGTGAAGCCACCTGTATCAACAAGGTGCAAACGATTGCCAAAAGCCCCTCCGCCTTTACCTGCGTGTATCAGATAAGGCGGATCAGTAATAATAGCATCAACCTTTTCAATCATAGGCAGAATATCCATGCAATCGCCTAAGTACAGTGTTGCATCACCAATAATGACTTTTTTCATTCCCATGTCCTTTTCAAAATTCTAAAAAATTTACCGTCTTTTTTGTATTCAATACTGGAAGGCGGTGTTCCAAGATTCATCAGGTCTGCAATGTCGGTCAGCATTTCATTTGATGTGAGTTGCATTGGGACTTTGGCACTTGAGGCCATTGTGGATAATAATCGCATGGATTTGTCACCCGCATAACCATCATGCGCTACCGCCAAATATTCTGTTATTGGCGGGTCACTTAGGCCACCATAATAAGTACAGGCCAGCATTTCTTTGCCACTTGCGCGGCTTAAGTGCTTGCGCCAACTCCACGAGGTCACGTCCAGATCAAGCCCTTCCAGTCCCATAATGTCATCATGTCGCAGGGACATGGATTTTGCTACTGGCTCAGGAAAAGCAGCGCCACATGCAGGGCAGACTTGAATAGAAATGGCGCACAATTCACCGCACGTTTCGCATACTTTTATTGGTGCTTCACCATCACCTGAACTGCCCTTCTTAGGCGGTTGCACGTTGGTGATTGGCCCGTGTGTTTGCACTACGCCAGCAAAGTCCAGCACCATGCAATGATCAGTATGGCTCTTGGGGCGCAAACCACGTCCAGCCATTTGCACATAAAGACTGGCACTCATTGTGGGGCGCATCATGGCAATCAGATCAATGTCTGGGTAGTCAAACCCGGTGGTCAGCACGTTGGCATTTGTGAGTGCCCGAATCTTGCCAGCTTTAAAGTCAGCCAGCATTTGTGCCCGTTCTTTCTTTGGCGTATCCCCGGTCACACAATCAGCCACCACACCATAATCATTAAGTACAGCAGAAACGTGTTGCGCGTGCTTCACGCCAGTACAAAAGAATAACCAAGCCTTACGGTCTCCCGCCAACTTCATCACCTCACGCACCACGGCGCTATTCAGATCGTCATTGTCCACTGCTGCCTGCAACTCAGACTCAATAAATTCACCGCCACGTTTATGCACGCCAGAGGTGTCCAGCTTGGACTTCGTAACCTTTGATCGCAGCGTGGCAAGGTGGCCTTTAAATATCAATTCCTCAATACTCACAGGCTCTAGAAGCGCATCAAATAGGGCAGGCTTATCGGTTATCAAGCCATGTCCCAAACGATACGGTGTCGCCGTTAAACCAATCACCCGCATGGCTGGATTAATCAGCAACAACTCAGACAGCAGCGTGCGATAACCCCCCTCATTTTTGTGAGATACCAAGTGGCATTCATCAATGATGCACAGATCAATATGGCCCAACTCTTTTGACTTGGTGCGTACCGACTGGATTCCAGCAAAGGTAATCGGTTCACCCAGTTGGCGTTTACCAATACTGGCGCTGTAAATGCCCATGGGCGCACCGGGCCAATGCTCACGCATCTTTTGTGCGTTCTGCTCAATTAATTCTTTGACGTGCGTGAGCATCAAGACTTGGGTGTCAGGCCAGTTCTGTAGCGCATCCTTACACAGTGCCGCCACAATGTGAGACTTGCCTGACCCGGTGGGCAAAACAAGACATGGGTTGCCTTGGTTGCCAGCCTCAAACCATGCGTAGAGTTGATCTATGGTGCGTTGTTGGTAGTCACGAAGCATTATTTACAATCTCTTTAATTTGATCTAATTTTGTTTGTAGATCAACTTTGTCATATAAATTATTTCGATAAACTTCTAAATGTTTATCTATTTTTAATTCCAATTCTGTAATTCTGGCTTGCAACATTTCATTCTTACGTTGCAAAGTTTTTATAGTGGGTGAAGTCATCCCACAATCCTTCCATCAAATTGCAACCTTAAAGCATTGAGTTGTTCATCACCGCCAGCACAAGCAGAAGCATTGGCTAATAATTCGGCACTTCCGTAAACCCCTTCGGCTGGGGCGCCATTGGCTACTTTTTGGCCTTCAATTTCGTAGATAGCAGTCCACTGGTCAGGGCCATCTAAGCGTTTCCACGGCACTAGGTCAGGATGTAAAACGTGACTCTCGCAACCATTATGTTGAGCCTCGACCGGAATCACATCGTCCCATTTTGCACAGTGCCAAGTTGAATCACTTAACGGCGTGGCGTGGGCACAGGTGCGGCAATTGACGTGCTCGGTAGTTTGGGTTTTGTGGCAAAACTCATGCGCTGAACAAAACTTACATTCAAACCAATCGGCGCGGGTGCTCAGTGGCTCAGGCATTCGGTCAGACAATGTAATGCGGTGGGCACGTTCAATGGCTTTGGTTGCCACCTCCGGCACATACTCAACACGCTCTGTATAAATGCG